TCTTCGTTGTCGATGGCCGATGCACTCGACATCATGGATCAGTCACTTCTAAAGAAGACTGATAATCCATTTGCCACAAAGATGAACAAGTTCCTGAGCACCAAGGCAGGAATGAAGTACGCGCAGGAGAAGGGTGGCTCTGCGCCGGTTGGCTCAGTCACACCAAGCGTAGCTGCTGCATCAAAGTCTTCAGTCAATATCCCAAAGTCAAATTTGCCGGCAAAAAATCTTACGAAGGCATCGGCGACTAATATGCAGCAAAGGATGGATCTACTTAGCCCACCCCCCTGGACTGCCACACAGCGGGCTGCACTTAAGAACTACACCGGTGGCTCGTACACTGAAATCAATAAGTGTGCGCGCGGAACTGGTGCATGCTCACCGGCCACAATCGCTAAGATCAAGCAGATTAAAGCAGCGATGAAGCCGAGCACTGAGAACATCAAGCTCTATCGCAAGACCAATTTGGCTACGTTTGGCGTTACTTCAAACGAGCAACTTGAAGCTCTCGCTGGTAAGACAATTCGTGATGATGGTGTCATTAGCACGAGCATTGTCGAGGGTACGTGGTCAGGACAAGTTCATCTCAAGATTGAAGCGCCAGCAGGATCCAAGATGGCGTGGGTCCAGCCGATCAGTCACTACCCGAATGAGAATGAATTCGTTCTCGCGCCGGGCACTGAGTTTGAAGTGATCAGTGTAGAACCCCACTGGTCTGAGCCAAATCAGCGAGTCATGAAGGTTCGCATCGTACCAGGGAGTGGCACGCCGTGACGACACCTGAAAAGCCGCCAACTTCACTTGAAGACCCTGATGCGCAATCGTTCTATGTTGTTGAGAATGATGATCAGGGCTTCACCGACGAGCAAATTGCAAAGTGGCTCAATGGTGAACCACTTGATGCTGTCACGGCGGCCGCAAACGAAGATAAATTCACGGGTGGAATGATTGCGCTCATTCCTACTGATGCTGACATCACTCGTCTTGCACTGGACGGTGAAGAGCCACCTGAGGATTTGCATCTCACGCTATGGTATTTGGGCGATGAGGAAATCAACATCGCGCAGCGGCTGCGTATTCTTCACGGTGTTGTGCATGCCACAGAGGGTATGCCTGTCATTCGTGGAAATGCATTTGGTGCAGCACATTGGAATCCAGAGGGTAAGTCACCCGCATGGGTTCTTAATGTGGGAGACGCAGAAGATAATTACGTGTGGAATCTTGCACACGCTCGTGGATTGATCGTTTCAAACATCGTAGGCTTTGATATGCCTGAACAGCACACCCCATGGCAACCTCATATTTGCATCGCCTACTCAAGCGCTGATTTGCTTGATGAAATCAGCGAGCGTGTTGGTCCGGTGACGTTTGACCGAGTGCGAATCGCGTTTGGCCACGAGATCACTGACATCAGGCTGCATGATGATTTGGTGGTCACTGCAGCAGGTGGTAAGTCCGGTGATAAGAACAACCTTAAGGATTACTGGACGAAGGACCCAAGAGGACTTGCTAAGTGGGTTGACCACCCGCATCCATGGACGGCGCTTTATGGCCACCTCAAGAAGTACATGCCTGACGAGATGGCTAAGCGTGTCACGTCAGAATGGTATCACGAAGTAAAGGGGCACTGGCCGAATGAAGGCAAGAAAGGTAAATGAGTAATTAAAGATCTCGCTGTAACGTGGAATCCAGAATGGTAACCACTCGTTGATATACTAACATCATCATCAGGAGGTGGACCCGTGCCGTGGCACATTGTTGAGAACAGCACTGAGTGCGAGAATGGCGAGCCATTCGCAGTCGTGCAGGACGACACCGATGAAGTAATGGGGTGCCACGACACCGAGGCGTCCGCGCAGGAGCACATTGCCGAAATGGCTGCCGCAGAAGGCATGCCAGAATCGTCCGGTGGATACAGTGCGCAGCAGATGGCTTTCGCCAACTCGAGCATCATTCCTGATGGTCATGTCCGTGTTGGTGATGGTTCACTGATGACGCAGGCTGAATTTGAGGCTGCACGACGGTGGCGTGGTACGCTTGTGGTGGAAGGCGTCACCACGGGAGATGGCCGTGAGTTCTCGCCTGAAGCACTCCAGTGGGTTGACACACCGCTCATTCGGTGGCAGAAGGAAACTGCACATGGCGGACAGCATGATGTCACTGTCACGGTGGGTCGCGCTGACAATGTGTGGCGCGACGGTGCAAACATCGAGGGTGAGGGCATCCTTGATATCGTAAGTCCAGATGGCTTCGAGATCTATCGCCGTATGAAGGAAGGCTTTGCTGGCGGCATCTCCATCGACGCTGATGACATCGGTGACGCTGATGTCGAAATGGTGTGGCCTTCTGATGTAGAAGATGCCGGCAACTCACTCAAGATGCTCTTGCAGGGCAAGCCGGAAAAGATGATTTTTCATGGCGGTCGTGTTCGCGCGGCTACCATCGTTGACATTCCTGCATTCGTCGAGGCGAAGATTTCACTTATCGGAAATGACACCGTGGCGCTTGCTGCCGCCGCTGGCATGCCGGTCACTGGCATGCCGATGAAGAAGCCGACGTACGCACTCGTTCAGCACACCACGGCGTTGTCTGATGCCCCCTGGACCTCGCCTCGTCAGACTGGCATGAAGCGTACCGCACCGCTTGGTGCGTATGCTTGGGGCCGCGGTGACATCGCGTTGCTGCTGCATCACGAGTTGTTCGATGATGGCACCGTAGGCGCAGCCAACATCACCGCTTGTTCATCCGCTATTGCGGAGCTGGCCAACTCGCGGGGTCTGATTCCAGAGACCGATGAACGCATCGTCTACGAGCATCTGGCTGGCCATCTCCGTGAAGCTGGCTTGACGCCTCCACCGTTCCCGCGTCTTGACGCACTTTCGGCATCGGCTGCGTCACTTGATGATAGGCGACCGCCGAAGGAATGGTTCGAGAACCCGGGACTTAAGGTTCCTGTCGGAATCACCATCACTGACGAAGGTCGCATCTACGGCCACGCCGCGCAATGGGATTCGTGCCACATCGGTTTTGATGACATGTGCGTGCAGCCTCCCGTTGAGAACTCGCACCCATACTTCATGACCGGTGAAGTGATCACCAGCGATGGCACTCGTGTTCCGGTTGGCCAGATCACTGTTGCGACTGGACACGCGCCGTTGACTATGCGTGCGTCAAAGGCTGCTGAACACTACGACCACACGGGTAGCGCGATTGCTGATGTCGCGGTCGGTAATGATGACATCGGCATTTGGGTCGCAGGCGCGATTCGTCCTCATGCTGAAATGGCACGTGTGCATGATCTTCGTGCATCGGGTCGTGTAAGTGGTGACTGGCGTCGCATCGGCGGTGAACTCCGCATGGTCGGCTTGCTTGGCGTGAATGTGCCAGGCTTCGCACTTCAGACTCGTGCGCGTGTTGCGTCGGGAGTTCCACAGTCACTCGTTGCTGCCGGACTCACGACCATCGGAAATGTTGCTGTGTCTGTCCCGGACGATGAAGACCAGGACTCTGCGGCAATGAAGCGTGTCCTTGTAATGCTTAAGACTCGAGTGCATGGTGGGGGTGAATGATATGTGTAATTGCCGCAAGAACAAGAAGATCATTGTTCAGCCGACTGAAGAGCAGGTCCCTGCACCCGCTCCGCAGCCTGTTCCTCAGCCCACGGTCTAGAACTTTCAGATCATTCTTCGCGATGGGGACGCCTATTGTTCCCATCGCGAAGAAAATGTTGCACGACGGTACTACTTTGATACGCTACGGAGAGAAAGCGCGCGGACGTCCGCTCGCCCTCAAGAGGAGGCTTGAATGTCAGGGAAGCCTGAGGAGCTTGTGAACGTTCCGCAGGATCTCACGCTCATCACCGATGACTCGGAGCTCTCGGCTCTTCAGGTCCAGGTGGTGGCTGAGTTCGATCGCGTTCAGGGGCTCGACAGCGTCACTCCGGAATCGCTTCAGTACGCGATGAAGCTCACCGATGGTCTCGATCGCATTCGTGCCGAGCTCGCCGTTCGTGAATCTCGCGCGGAGACGCTGGCCAACATCGAGAAGACCAAGATGCTCGCCACGGCCGACACGCTTGCGGCTCGTGTGCATGGCAACAAGGGTCCTGACGGCAAGCCTCTTGAGGCACAGCAGCCGATGGACGCTGACAGCATCGCTGCGGCGGCGTCTCGCGGTACCACGCAGGCTCTCATCCAGGTGATGGGTGAGCGCATCGGTGGACGAGGCAACCTCGTTGCCGCTGGTCGCGGTGGTGCACTCGGTGACGCGCAGAAGTTCGCGCCGGCCGGCTCGACTCCGCCCAAGGCGAAGCTCGCGATCACCGCAAGCGTCGACATTCCGGGTGTGGCACGCGGTGACAGTGTGAGCAACCTCGACGGCCTCGTCGATGTCTTCACGCGCAAGGCGAAGAGCATGCCGGTCACGTCCGGTAATGCGAATCAGCAGCTCGTCGCGACGGTGCGAAACGAATTCGAGCACACCGTCGATGACCGCACCAACCCGGGTCAGATCGAAGAGCTCTTCCGTCATCTCACCTCGGATGACAAGAAGGATGCGCTCGTCGCTGCTGGCGGTTGGTGCGCGCCGTCTGAGGTTCGCTACGACTTCTTCAACGTCGCCTGTGAGGCTGGTCTCATCGACTTGCCCACGTTCGGTGTTTCTCGCGGTGGCATCCGATTCCCGACTTCGCCGTCGCTGGCTGACGTGTTCGGTGGCGCATTCGGTGGCTTCTCCACCGGCTTCAGCGTCACGTCGAACCCGTGGCTCTGGACCGAGGATTCGGACATCGCGGCTGTCACCGGTTCGCCGGAGAAGCCCTGCATCCGGGTCCCCTGCCCGTCGTTCAACGAGGCTCGCCTCGAGTGCTACGGTGTCTGTCTCACGGCTGGCAACCTGACCGACGATGCATACCCGGAAGCGACGTCCAACTTCCTGCGCCTGCTCATGTCGGCCCACGCGCACGCCATGAATGGCCGTTACCTTCAGCTCATGTCGGCTGCCTCGACGGCTGCGGTGTCGACTGGCTCGTATGCGGTCACTGGTCAGCCGGTTTACCAGCAGGTCTACGGTGGCATCGCACTTGCCGCGACCGACTACCGTGCGCGCTACGGCATGTGTGAAGAGGACATCCTTGAGGTCATCGTACCCTACTGGGTGCGGGCTGAAATTCGGGCCGACCTCGCGTGGCGCACTGGTGTCATGCCGGAGCAGGTCTCGAACGCTGAGATCGACGCGCACTTCAACGTCATCGGCGTTCGGGTCCAGTGGGTCAACGACTTCCAGGTACGCGGTGCCGGGCAGTTCGGAAACGCCACTGCGATGACCGCATGGCCCACGTCAGCAACGATCATGGTGTACGCGGCCGGGACGTTCCTGCTTGGCAACGGTCTTTCCCTGGACCTGGGTGTTGTCCGTGACTCCGTGCTCAACGAGACGAACGACCACACCGCTGCCTGGTCGGAGGAGTGCCACCTGATCGCGAAGGTTGGTCACGAATCCCGCCGCTACACGATCACCTTCGCTGTCAACGGCCGTACCGGCTCGGCCAACGGCACGGGCGCGACCAACCTGTAGGTTCGGCTGATCGCATCCACTAACGCGCAATCTCGGAGGAAGGTGAACGCAGGTGGCTGGACCTCGCCTGGATGTTGAGCCACCTGTGTTCACCCCACAACCGTATGGCCTAATGAGTGTTGTTCAGCTTGTGTCGGATAGCACTCCACACTGGCAGAACGGCATCACCTGGGAATCGCGCTGCATGGATCCCATGGGTGCGTCGACATATGACGAGTGCATCGCTGTCACGGGCATTGAGGGGTCTCCGCCTGAGCCGAGTGCGAAGACTGAAAATGTCCAGTTGATCGACCGTGGTGCAACACCGTTCACGCCATACGTCAAGTTTGAGTGCTCGCCCGTAGGCGTCTCTGATGCGCAGAAGATTGCTACCGATGCGCTGGCCAGGAGCGAGACTTGGCAGGTTGAGCGAGCGTTCTGGACCGGTCTAGTGGACGGTAAAACCATCGCGTTCCCGCATCTTGCAGCGAACGCTGAAGTTGATGATGCACAAGGCATCATGCTTCAGTCAGCTGCCACAATCGTCACAGGTTCACCGGTTGACATCGCCACCGGCTTGGGTTTGCTTGAACAGCAACTCGCCAACTGCTATAACGGTGTTGGCATCATTCACGTGACCGTCGCTGCACTACCGACCCTTGACGCATGGGGTCTTGTGAAGGCAACGAACGGTATTCTTAAGACGCAAAACGGAAACCTCGTCGCTGTGGGAGCTGGGTACACCGGCTCTTCGCCTGCAGGCGTGACAGCACCCACGGGGCAGTCGTGGATGTACGCCACTGGCGCCATCATGATGCGACGTGGTGAAGTAAAGATCAACCCCCTCCGTGACTCGATTGACCGGGCAAACAACACGGTTGAGATGATTGCCGAGCGCACGTACGTACTTGGCTGGGATTGCTGTCACGCAGCGGTCCTGGTCGATATCGGCGTTTCCATTACCTAGGAGTAACGACATGGCTGGAATTTGCGCAGCTCCTATCAAGGGAACGCACCTGCGCCTCGTCAAGACTGACGACTGTGGTATCCCTGTTACGGGTGCATCATCTCTCGTCATCGTCACCAAGGGTTTCGTCCAGGTTGAGATGGAACCCGACTACGAAGAGGGCGAAGAGTTCTTCGAGCGCAATGCTGATGGTGAAGCATGCGTGAATCAGAAGGACAAGCCCACGCTCAAGCGTCTTGGCCTTACGGTTGACTTCTGTGAGGTTGACCCAGTCGCAGCATCAATGGTGCTTTCGGCACGCCTGCTGGACACTGCGGCAGTTCCTGTCACAGGTACTGGTTTTGCGCTCGCTGAGGGTGAGCCTGAGAATCGTTTCTCCATGGAAGTTTGGCAGCGTGTTGCTGGCTCTGGTGCATGTGATGCATCTGGTGTCCAGAGGTACATCTACAACGCGTGGCCGAACGTCGGCAACGTGATGCTGAACACGTACACGATCGAGAACGCTCGATCCACTCTCTCGTTCACCGCAGAGACGCAGGCTGCCTCAACGCTATGGGGTAATGGTCCTGGCACTGGTGCGAGTTGGCTACCTGTCGGTGAAGTTGTGGAAGACTTTGAACACTGGTTGTGGAACATCACCACTGTGGCCCTGCCGACAGCTGCATGTGGGCCGCTCACTCTAACGTAGTATTCATGCGAGAGGTGTGTGATGTTGCGTAAGACTAGCACATCTTACGAAGCATGGAGCTATCAAACAGGCGCACTGTTCGCGGTGCGCCTGTTTGTCATAGCTAATCAGAGCAAGGAGTAGCCCATGTCCGGCTTCGACGATGCAACCGAGCGCGCGATCCTCAACCACGTGTTCACTGACCCGGCGTGGGTCCCGGCGTCCACCCTCTACCTCGGCTTGTCTTCGACCACGCCTACCGACGCCGGAGCAAACTTTACTGAGCCGGCGTCAGGTTCATACGCGCGGGTCTCGACCGCAGCGGCGGATTGGGGCGCGGCAACGGGAACCGCCCCGGCCACGAAGTCGAACACCGCGGTGAAGACATTCCCCACCGCCACGGGTGACTGGCTCTCTGGTGTCAATCTTACATTCTTTGGATTGTTCGAGGCATTGAGCGGTGGAACTCCTATTGTCTTTGGCGCGCTAACGGTGCCTAAGGTTGTGCTCTCTGGTGACACTGCACAATTTGCCGCAGGCGCACTCGTCATCCGACTTGGTGATCCTGGCGACACCTACAGCTAATCGAGGAAGTGAACGACTAGTGGGGAGGAGATGACGTGGTAACTGTCGTTGAAGAACTACACGGTAGCGGTTACACTGACATCATCCTCACCACTGACGGTGTCACCACGCAAATCGGACAATGGCTTGTCGCAGTTCAAGGCTGTGATTTTTATAACGCATCCGACTTGGTGTCACCTAGTCCGGGTACGTGGACATTGCTTGCGGGTGATGGCAATCTCTCATCTGGACATCCACACGTTAAGATTTGGACGCGGCAAGTTACCGTCGCAGGTGCTAATGCTGTCACGTTCGACCAAGCACTTGACTCGGGCAATCATGCGCATCTTCGTGTCCTATCCGGAGTGGATAGCTTTGATGTTGGCGCTGGTTCATTCGGCCCGTCATCAGTGTCGCATGTGTGTCCATCGCTTGTCACAACAGCAAATGGTGATTACCTACTTAACGCCAGCATTGGTCTCACTAGTGGCGGTGCGGCGTTTGACTACACGGCGCCGTCGAACATGGTGGAGACTGATGTTTCCACATTTTCCACCATGGGTTCTCATAATGAGATTCTTGGTGCTGCTGGAGCAACGGGCACACGCACGCATACTGCATCATCTGCTTGTGAATACGCATCAGCAAGTGTTGCCTTCAAAGCATCTACTGGCGCGACTGTTGATTTTGAAGGAACAAGTAACGCTGCTGCCAATGCCGGTGGTGCTGTTGCGATTGAGAGGGCATTCACTGGTACTGCGAACTCTGCTGCCAATGCTAGCGGTGACATTACGGTAAGTAGAGCACTCGCTGGTGCTGCGAACTCTGCTGGCCAGGCGTCTGGAACATTGACGCTTCAAGGAGAGGGAGGGACCGTGACTGCCCCGCTTACGACCGAATACGGTCCCTGCGAGCCGTGGCCTGTTCGCTGGACCTGCGATGTCTCAACGGTGTCGCCAATCATTACTGGGCAAGCTGTCCAGTTTGCGACTGAAGTCATTTGGGCGCTATCAGGACGACAGTTCGGTCTGTGCACTGTTACGCTTCGACCATGTCGACGTGAATGTTTTGATGGTGCGTGGAGTGCATCATATAGTCAGTTCGCAGGGAGTGGTGGCTTCGTTTCACCTGCACTTATTGGTGGACGTTGGTTTAACATCATATGCGGTGGTTGCGGTGATGGGTGTTCATGCAGTCGTGTGTCTGAGGTTGTGCTGCCAGCACCTGTAAACAACATCGTTGAGGTTAAGATTGATGGAGCGCCTCTCGCAACGGGTGCATATCGACTTGACAACGCACGCCTACTTGTGCGCACTGATGGTGGAGAATGGCCCATCTGTAACAACCTCTCGTTGAATGACACTGAGGAGGGAACGTGGTCAATTACCGCAGAGTTTGGTACCCACGTACCCGAAGGTGGCGCATGGGCAGTTGGCGAACTAGCGTGCGAGCTCATTTCTGCGATTGGTGGAAATGATTGCCGGTTGCCTCGTAACATCACGCAGCTTGCTCGTCAAGGTGTGACGATCAGTTTCCCAAGTGTGGTAGAGCTGTTTAAGGAACGAGCCACTGGACTCTACCTCGTCGATCTCTTCATTGCGACATGGAATCCCAATCGTCTCACAAATCGCTCTGGTGTATATAGCGTTGACGGAGCGATCGCACGACGGGCGGGTACATAATGGCAACACCGCAAGAATTGTCATTTTACACCATTCCTAACATTCTGCTGACTGACATCGCTGCTGCACTGGCCACAACTCCTGGTGGCCCGGTTGAGCGTGCCTGTGTTGTTCCAGCAGCGATCGCATGGGATCACTGTGATTGTGGTGCACTTTACATCGCGGTAAATAAGTGGTTTCTCTCTGAGACATTCCCAATTAATGCGCAGGGCGCTGACCCACGCACCACGCCGTGCGAGCTTCCATGGCTTGTTGGTGACATTGTCATTCAGGTGATGAGATGCGCGCCACAGCCTATTGGGCGTGAGATCGCACCAACATGCGCAGCACTAGACAACGCAGTGATGATCTTGGCAGTTGACGCATATGTCACTCTTCACACGGCACTATCAACACTGTGCGGATTGAAGGAAGACGACATCATCATCGATTTTAGTTTCGGTGAACAAACTGCATCAGGTCCAGAGGGTGCTTGTGCTGGTTCTGAGATTCACGCATTTGTTGCGATCCCGAGGTGACGCATGAGCGTCATCGTAAAAATCGATGTTAAGCAAATCAACATTCGTAAGATGTTTGCGGATCCTAAAGGTCCAGTGGCTCGTGGTGTGTTGCGTATGTCAAAGAAGGTTGAGCGCAAAGCCAAAAGGCTTGCTCCCGTCGACAAGGGTCAACTCCGCGCATCTATCACGTCACAAGTTGTTTTTCGCGGTGGTCTTCCCATCGGACGTGTTGGCACAAATGTGAAACACGCGATGTGGGTACACGAAGGTACAGGCATTTATGGTCCTCGTGGCATGCCTATTAGGCCTAAGAATGGTAAGGTCTTGGTTTTTAGACCAAAGGGTGCTGCGAAGAATGTGTATGTGAAGTCGGTAAAGGGCATGAAGGGAAGACCATTCCTCAGAGATGCTCTCAAGGTGCTTGCAGCGTAGACCAGAAGTAACTACAGAATGTGTAGTTGATATGTCGAGGGGATGATACAGATGCCTCTGAGTACTCTCTGAGCACCCTAGAGTCGGGCTGCCGGATAGTCTACCTGGTCGATTTCGATTGGCTTTGTTAAGACACTAATTCAATATGGCAGTTGGCGCGCAATACAGTAACAAGGAAAGGCTTTACACCCTCGGAGGATTGAATGAGTGCACAAGTGACTCCCGATGATGACATCATGGATTTCACACCGACGCGAAAGGTACCTCGTTTTCGTATTGGTGAAGACATTTTCACCGGTGTGCTGGAAATTCCCGCTGAACTTGCGCTTGAGTTCAGCCAGAAGGCATCGGTAATGAATGCCGAAAATCAGACGCCTGCCGAGCGCATTGCTCTCGTGCGTGATCTGATGGAAATTGTCCTCGTTCCTGAATCGGCGAAGCTCTTCAATCATCGACTCGGTGATCCCAACAACCCCATCGGCATGAGTTCATTTA